AGACCAGGACAATCAGAAGCTCCAGTAAGTCTCGCAGAAATAGAAGCAAGTTTAAGACCAGGACAATCAGAAGCTCCAGTAAGTCTCGCAGAAATAGAAGCAAGTTTAAGACCAGGACAAGCTAAACAACAATCTTTCACACCATTAACTATTTCTCGAGGTAGTTTTGATGATAATATTGCTACATTTAGAGAAATTTTAAGAACTATTGAGATAAGACCATCACGTTTAGATTCATCTGGTGGGCAGATAGATGGAGAATTATATTCAGCAATATCTTTATTAAGTAGAATAAAAGAAAAACCAGTATTAAGCGAAACAGATATTCAGACATTACATAGATTATTTAATACACTTACTGATAAAGGTATAATATTAAGAGAAGGAAGACAAATTACAAAAGAACAAATATACAAAATTATGAATAATTTATTTAATTATAGCGCTGCTGTATCAGTGCCAGGAAGAAGAGGAGGGTATTATGATAAGTATATGAAATATAAGAAAAAGTATATTCATTTGAAAAATAAATTACTTTTTCGCAATCGTTAGATCAAATTAAAATATTTTATGCTAAATACCTAAGGCTAAAGGCCTTGTGGATTTAGTATCAATCATTAGATCAAATTAAAAATAAATATTATTTTATTTTTAATTATTTTATAATAAATATTTCATTACATCATTTAGTGTTCTCTTTCTTTGAGCCATATTAATTTTATCAATGTTAAGTAGAATTAATTTTTCATTTTTTTGTAGAATTGATATTATTTTTTTTGTCATATCAAATATTTTATTTTCAGATATTTCTATATTAATATATGAATAATTAATTTCTTTATCAAAAATACTAATAATTTCTTTATCTGTTGTAGTTATTATATCATATATCTTATTATACAATGAATCATTAATGCCTAAAAAATTGATACCAGTAATAGATAACTCAAGACTACCGATTTTTTTTGAAGTCATTCTAATTTTAATTTTATCAAAAATATGGTTTAACAATATTAATAAATCATTGATAATAATTGAATTTCCAGCAATATGAAATTCGCCTCCTATTTCTAATGTATGTTGTAATAATAAGATTTGTAATAATATATAATTATATGATTTAGTCATTTCTGGATACATTACCCAATAAACACCTAAAAATTGTTCTGTTTTTTTATTATGCTTTTTATATTTTGTTAATAAATCATCTACCATACTTTTATTGTCTAATATATAACATAAATTTATATATTGTATAGTCTTATTTTGATCTATATTTGCTAATACTTTATAACGAAATTTATCTTGTTGAATTGAATCCTGTTCTTTTTTATTACGATCATACATAATTTTTGTTAGAGATACATTCGAACGATAAGCTTTATCAGTATCATTATCTGTTTTATTTTTTTTCATATTAATAAAATTAAACAGTCTATATTTATTTAAATCAGATGCTCCAAAAATTTTATCTAAATTAGGTGTTTTTTCTTTATTTTTTAATTCGTTTTTAATATTACTAAATTCACAATATTTATACATTAGAAATTCATTATTTAATTTTTTAAATATTTCAATACCACTTAGTTGTCTTGATTTTATATCTTCAAAATTAGAAAATTTTGGTTTAATATTTGGTATTTCTTTAAGATTAAATAAAATTGTGTCGTTAAAATTATTATCATACCAATATTTATCTAATAAACTAATAAATCCATCAATTATAGTTCTATCAGTTTGTTTAGGAAGAAATTTTAAATTAACTTTTTTAGCAATAACTTGATATCCCATATATAGAACATTTAATTCATCTTTAAAAATATTCAATATTGAATCAATTGCTGGTTTTGGTGTAAATATAACGGGTTCTAATTTTTGCCAAAGATAATCATCAAAGATAACAATTCCATTAATATTTAATAGTTTCATAGATAATGTAGAATCATATAAAACATCCTTCGCGACATGTGAAGCATCAATATAGATTATATCAAATATTATTTTTTTAATTATTAATTCAGGTAGAGCTATAACAGATTCTTTTTTAATAAAATGTATATTATTTTTTCTAGGACTTGCTTCTTTCCTATCTAAAGCTGCTTTTTCGATTTCTTTAAAATCAATTTCAATATATTCTGGAGAACCTTCCCAAGTATCAATACCATAATATTCAGCTTCTGAATTAGATTCTAAAAATACTTGAGCAAACTTTTCCATAGCTTCACCTTTATAAACTCCAATTTCAAGAATCCTAACAGGTTTCCCTCGAAGATGTAATAAATGTTTATCCCATTCTGTCCATCCAAAAGTTTTATTCATTATTATAATAATAAATAAAAAATTTATAATAAATAAGTAATAATATCATTAATAGTTCTCATAGTAATTGACATATTAATTTTTTCTATATTTTCTTCAATAATATTGGTGTATTTATTAATATAAATAATAATTTCTTTACTTTGTTTAAATATGTTATTTTGAAGTGAATCTGTATTAATATAAATATTTTGTTTATCAAATAATGATATTATTTCCTTATCAGTTTTTGTAATAATATCATAAATTTTATCAAATAGATTAATATTAATACCTAAAAATCCTTTCCCTTCAATTCGTATTCCAAGTCTTCCAATCTTATTAGCTGATATAAAAATTATAACCTTATTAAAAATATGATTTAATAATAATAATAAATCATTAATAAAATCAAAACGTATATCAATTTGAATAACAAATGAACCATCTAAATGTAAGACATACTTACATAATAAAATTTGTAGAAGAATATTATTATACATTTTAGAAAAATCCATATATTTAATAAATTGTTTTGCTGAGGTTCCGAAGAATTTAATATTACTGGATTTTACATCATCAAATATTTTTTTTATTTTGCTTTTATCAGAAACTGCGTCTAAGATATTTATATAATTTTTGTCTTTTCTTTTTTCTTTTTCTGTGTAATCATTATCTATATCTTCTCTTGATACAAAATAAACATTATTTGGATTATAAGTGCTATATTTTTTTAAAGTCGTTTTTTTATTACGATTTATATTATTAAATAATTCATATTTATTAAATAATGAAATGCGATATATTTTATTAATACTTTTTGTAATATCATTATATTTATTATTTTTTATTTCTTGATTTAATTTTGTTAAAGGTATATATTTATACATTAGATGAGAAATTTTTAAATTATCAAATATTTCAATTCCATTTAATTCTCTTATTTTTATATTTTCTAAATTTTCATATTTTGGGTTAATCTCAGGTAAATCATGTAAATTTAACAATATAGCATATTCATTTATATCATTAAGATGCCAATATTCGTCTAATAAGTTTATAAATTTATTAATAATAATATTTGAATTTAAATAATGATCTTTTATTTTAGTTTTTTTTAATATTACATTATATCCGATATATAATATCTCAATTTCATCTTTATATATATTTAGAATAGAATTAATTATAATATTTGGATTAAGAAGATTTGATTCTATATTCAGCATAATATAATTATTAAAAATAATTATACCATCATGTTTTAATAATTTCATAGCTAAGCTAGAATCAGTTGATAAATTCTTACGAACATATAATGAATTAATATAAATTATATCAAATGATATTTTTTTAATAATAAGTTCAGATATAGCTATAATTGAATCTTTTTTAATTAAATGTATATTATCTTTTTGTATAGAATTTTTTATTATATTGCCAACTATTTGCTCATTTTTTGATTCTTCCCAAGTATCAATACCATAATATTGTGTATTTTCATTTGATTTTAAAAAAACATCAATAAATTGTTGTAAAACATTTCCATCATCAATACCTATTTCAAGAATATTTATAGGTTGATCTTTAAAATGTAATAAATAGTTATTCCATTCATTTGATTCAAATTTTTTACTCATTATTATAATAATAAATAAAAAATTAATGAGAAGCAATAAATAAATAATTTGACATGTCATCAATAGTTCTTTTTCGAATACTATTATTAATTTTATCAATATTATTAATTAATGTTAATTTATATTTTTTTATAAAATTAATTATTTTTTTTGTTTGTTTAAATATATTATTTTGAATTGAATCTATATCAATAAGTATATTTAATTTTTTTTGATTAAATATTGATATTATTTCTTTATCAGTGCTTGAAATAATGTCATAAATTTTATTAAATAAGTCATCAGAGATTCCTAAAAATCTATAACACCGAATTTTAATTAAAAAATTGTCAATTTTATTTGGTATTACTAATAAGCTTATTTTTTCAAAAATACAACTTAATAATAATAATAAATCACTTATAAATTCAAATCTGGTGCTAATTGATATTCTAAATGTACCAGTTTTGCTTAGAGTATAGCGAAATAATAATATTTGTAATAGTATATAATTATACATTTTTGAAAAATCTAGACGTCTAAATACACTAACGCCTTCAAAAGAATGAGTAGAAATACCATCTTTCTTAATATTTTCAAATAAAATATCAATACTATTTTTATTATCAAGAGCACCAAAAATATTGATGAATCGATTATTTATAAAACTTTTATAAATATAATTATTGAATTTATATTTTTCTTCTAATTTTTTAACATCAATTATTTCATCTGCTAATAGAATATTAGTAATATCAACTTGTTTAGAATCACAATTTTTTAATTTATTCATTTTACCTGTAATTGAATTAAATAAACTATATTTATTATATTTTGATGTTTCAAGCATTTTATGTAATTTTAATTTTTCACTTCCATCTTTACAACCATCTTCACTCTCATCTTTACTCTCATCTTTACTCTCATCTTTACTCTCATCTTTACTCTCATTTATTTTATTTTCTAATGTCTCTGTAATATCAGGAACTTCTATATATTTATACATAAAATGTTTTAAATCTGATTCTCTAATGATATCAATATCTTTTAGTTCCTTAAATTTTAAATTTGTATAATCTTCAAACACTGGATTAATATCAGGTATCTTTGGTTGATTAATAATTATTCCTAAATTTATTATTTTATTATTATTCCAATATTTATCAAAAAAAGAATTGAATGAATTTATAATTTTATCAGTTTTAGTATTATTTAAATATTCATTTTTAATTATAATTTGATATCCTACATATAGTATTGTAAATTTATTTTCCTTTCCTTTTATTAGGATATCATTAACGAAACTATTAATTTTTGGAATAATATAATCGTCAAAAATAATTATACCATTTTTTGCTAATAATTTAAATACTAAAAAAAAATCAGGATCACATGTCATAATTTTACTAATATATAGAGAATTTATATAGATTATATTAAATAATATCTTTTTTGATAATAAAATTGATAGACCAATAGAAGCATCTTTTTTGATTAAATGAATATTATTTTTATTTGAATAATTTTCTTTAATATTATCAATTATTTCTGCTGATTCATCTGAATAATTCCAATTATCTACACCATAATATTCCGCTAAATTATTAGTATTTAAAAAAACATCAATAAATTTTTTCATTACATTACCTTTATCAATACCAATTTCAAGAATCTTAACAGGTTTTCCTTTAAGGTCTAATAAATGATTATCCCATTCTGTCCATCCAAATTTTTTACTCATAATTATAATAATAAATAAAAAATTTATTATTATAATTTATATTTTGTCTTTTCCAATATGCTTTACACCCGTAAAGATTTATAATAAGAAAGTAATAATATCGTCTATTGTTCTTTTAGTCATAGATATATTAACTTTTTCTATATTTTGTTCAATTTCATTACTATGTTTATTTATAAAATTAATAATTTTTTTAGTTTGATCAAATATATTATTTTGAATTGAAGTTATATTCATATACTTTTCTTGTTTATCAAATAATGATATTATTTCTTTGTCAGTTTTAGTAATAACATCATAAATTTGATCAAATAATGGTTGTTCAATACCTAAAAATCCTAAAGCTGAAATATGAATAGATAATCTTCCCATTTTATTAGCGAGTATATTAATTTTAACCTTATTAAAAATATGATTTAATAGTAACAAAAAATCATTAATAAAATCATAACGAGAATCAATTATTAAAGACATAAAACCATTTAATTTTAATTTATAAGCACACAATAATGTTTGTATTAAGATATTGTTATACATTTTTGAAAAATCCAAATATTTTATTAAATGAGCAGCAGCAAAGTGAGTTGTTTTAATATTATCTTTTTTCACTTTATCAAATAATATCTTGATATTATTTTTATCATTAATCGCATCTAAAATATTAATAAAATCAATATATAAGTTTTCCTTATATATATCATTATGTATTATTTTATAATTATTGTTAAGTTCATTAACTTTTGAAATTTGTGAATCTATCAAGATTTTAGTACTACTATTATTTACATCAGCATGTGTATATGTATTTCTAGTTATATAATTAAATAAAGAATATTTATTATATTTTGATATCCGATATAATTTATTAATATTAATAGTAATTTCATTATTATCTACTTTTTGTTTTAATTCTTCATTTAATTTTGTTAATGGTAGATATTTATACATTAGATGAGATATATTTAAATTATTAAAAATTTCAATCCCTTTTAATTCTCGTAATTTAATATTTTTAGAATCATCATATTTTGGTTTAATATTTGGTAACTTTTTTAAATTTAATAATATACCATATTCACTAACATTATTATTAATCCAAAAATTATTTAATAAATTAATAAATTCATTAATTATATTATTATTTACTGTTCTAGTATTTCTTAAATTATCTTTTTTTAAGATAACATGATATCCAATATATAAAATTATGATTTCATCTTTAAAAACATTTAATATTGAATTAATTACACTATTTGGGTTAAAAACATTTGATTCAACAGTTTGTGTAATATAGTCATTAAATATAATTACACCATTAATATTTAATAGTTTCATTACCATCATAGAATCATAAAATATACTTTTATTTATATATAATGAATTGACATAAATAACATCAAAGAACATTTTATTAATAATTAATTCAGGTATAGCAGTAATAGAATCTTTTTTAATTAAATGTATATTATCTTTTCTTGAGGAATTTTTTATTATATCATTAACAATTTTTTCATTATCTTTTGATTCATTCCATGTATCAATTCCATAATATTGAGCGTCTTTATTTGAATCTAAAAAAACGTTAATAAATTCTTTTAAAATATTTCCATTATCAATTCCTATTTCTAAAATTTTAATAGGTTCATCTTTAAATTGTAATAAATAATTATTCCATTCTTTGAATTTAAAAGTTTTATTCATTATTATAATAATAAATAAAAAATAAAATCTTAATTTATATAAAGTAAAAAAATGATAAATCCTATTACAGGTTATCCAATTAATAATATCCCACAAATATATAAAGATGAAATATATAAACAGGATATAAAAAAATATGTAGATGAGGTTATAAATATTATTACCAATGATTTAATAGCAAATTTTAATCCCCATCCTAATGCTACTAAAAGATATGTTTATACAATTGGTAATTTTGGACCTTATACATTATTAAGGCATCCACAACTACCAGCTCAAGTAGTGAAAAATTTAAGTTCGGTATATAAAAATGATATTGAAAGAATTTATCCAATAAATGAATTAATGGAAGGATTAAAAGAAAAGTTTCCAAAATATAAGATTATATTAAATTTTGAAAAGACAAAGATAACAATTGATTGGTCACAATAATTTATATAAATTAAATTCTATAAAAATGAATCGGATGATTAGTCCAAGTAGTTTCAGTTATAACTGTTCCTAAATATACTGCTTTTTTTAGAAATTCCCAATATTGAGGTTTTCGATAAGTTATATATAGACCATTAAATTCAATCGCAATTTTCTTTTCTAATCTTTCAGCAATATGTTCTTCAAGACATAAATTATCAGCATGTAATATATTATAAATTCTAAAATTTTCTTCTAACATATCACCTTGCCAAATACAGACATCTCTAAATTGATTATTAACACGATGCGAACTAATTTCAACACCTTCCCAATTAGATCCTGGCATTAAATCTTGAAGATGATAGATTAGTTCCCCATCACCACATCCTAAATCAAGACCATTAATATTATAATTATTATTTCGATTATATTTGTGTATTGTTTCAATCATAGTATTGATTCCTTTTTTAGTAAGACTGCCATATGTTAAATTTTCAATACCATATGAATTAATTTCTTCTGAGGGTAAAATAAATAATTTTGAATTGAGAATCACTTCTTATTTTTATAAATTATTAATTTATATTTATATTATATAAAATATGAATATAATAGAAGTAGCTAATGGTTATGTAGCAATAGGCGATGAAGTTTTTGCTTATAAAGATAATCAAATTACCCTGCCAAAGACGACAGATTGTGATGAATTTGATGAAGAGCCAACTCCTTACGGAAAAGTACATGCAATTTATCTAAATCATATTAGAATTATTTCTACTTGTACCAGGGATAAATCAGAAGTAATAGATAGTATTTCTACGGAGCAACTTGCTATAGATTTCTATATAAATAATGCTACACAGATAAGAAAAATAAAAGAATCAATAAATAATTTATTGAATAAGAAAAATATAAATCTTAATAAGAAGATTATTAATAAGATTATATTAAATTTATAAATATTTTGATAGAATATATATAAATTAAACATATGAAATTATATTATGTTTATTGTGTGAAATAACTATATTTGGAACAAATAATGAGCTTACGTAATAGCATTTTATTGATGCTAAAATATGCCAAAAACTATGTATAAAACTATATTTGTTTGTATTTTGTGTATGATAATCAATTAAAACATTTGTTATCAGCACAATAGAATTTAATAAAATTATTTTAGCAATTATAATTTTATTTTTTGTTCTACAAGCTATTGATATATCAAACATACCCAAAATAACGGAGCATAAATAATCTATATGATATAATATATTATTAGGTTTATAAAAAGCGTGCCATAATAAGGATGCTGACGAAGATATTATAATAATATTTCTGTATCTATTAAGCGCTGTATTATTATAAGAGTATTTCAAAATTGGTATTATTGATAGATAATGAGTAATAGTGCTCAAAGAAAGAATCATTATAATTAATTAAAAATAATGTTTTATATTGAATAAAATTGAAAAAATCAAAGATAGCATATAGATCAAAGTTAGCTATGTTATCATGTCAATCACTACTAATCCTATTTCCGTTCCCGTTGAAGTGGTTGAACCAGTTATTATCATTGAAAATAAAGAAAAAAACCTAGATAAAGTATGGCATTATAGTCAGAGATATGCTGGTTCCTGGGATGGTTCTTCCTTTGAACGAATTTGTACTTTTAGGAATGTGATTGATTTTCCTATGACATTTCCTCATTTTTTGCCACTTCATGAAATATTTTATCCTCACTCTCCAAGTATAATTAGAGAGGATGGCACCAAGAGTAAGATGGATGGTGTATGTCTTTTTCGTGATAAAGTTATTCCAGATTACAAGTTTGAGATCAATGGCAAGCGTACAACATTATCAGCATGGAGTATGTTAATTGCTTCTAGTTCAATGCCATTTGAGAAGTTAATTACAAAAGTATGGGAGATTACATGCTTCGCTATAATGGGCGAGGAACTTGATCCTGCTGAATGTATTAATGGAGCTATACTAGAGAATAGAACTAATAGTAGCACCAATTGTTTAAATTTAGAAATATGGTTTTCTGTTCGCAGTGATGCGATTTGTACGGCCATCTTAGAAAAACTACAAAAAATTATGGATAAGACTACGGTTGATCGTTTTGAGGTGCGCCGCTTGATGTTCCCAAAATTTATCAAACTAAAGTATTTCCAAACAAAACATAAGTATGAGAAGACGACAGATTACCTAGGATCTCCATTTGGAGGTTTGCCAAATACTGGTTTTCCAAGTCAGATTGAATTATTGGAGGAAGATGATGGACTATTAAATAGTATCAGTAAGCAATATCCTAGATTAAAAACAAAATATAATATGGAAATATTTTTGATTGAAAGATTAAAGAATATTCGTGCTCCTAAATCATTAGAAGAAATTCTAGCGATTGAATCATTTGGATTTAAGAAACATGATCTGGATGGATCATTTAAGGCTTACAAGCGTCTATCAAAAGATGATCCCATAACTAAAGCAAAAGAATTCTTTATGGGAATGCTAAATAAATTGGCTGCTGAAAATTATGATGAGTTGTGTGTTGGAATGTTCAAATACCCAATTATATCACATGAGATGCTTGATACTATAATTTCATTAGTATTTGAGAAAGCATTAAATGATCCAAAATATCAGGATATTTATGCTCGCTTGACTATTGATTTGGGTTGTATTGCTTCTGAAATATGGAGTCAAAATTATCTAAAGATTTCATATTTTGCTGGACCATCTGCCCCAGCAGGTGATGGATTTTACTTTGATGTTTCTGGAGAAACAGAAATAAAAGATATGAAGTGGGATGGACCATTTGCGACTGAAGCGATTTCAAAGAAATCAGCATTAGATGCTATAAATTTTAAGTCACTAATTAATGCGCAATGTCAATCAGAATTCGAGAAAATCATATGTTTGTCAGCAGAAGATTCTGAAGAAAATAAGAAAAAGAAGGAGCGCTTTAATAATAGTATGTGTTTGGTCGCACATATATTTTACGCGGATGAGACATTAAGTATTGACTTTATTAATGTTTATATTGATCGTCTATTAAATGGTGGAGATTTTAAAACAATGTCAGATATTCAAACTAAGGCATTGTGTTCTCTTTTACGTATATGTGGGCAGAAGATTGATACAATTGAAAAATCATTAATGGATAGCTTAATGAATATCCTTCAATATTTGTCTAAAGATAAACCGCGTCTTACATCATTTGTTCGCTGTTACGCAATGGACATTATTGATATGAGAACCGCAGAATGGAAAGATCCTCGATCTATTGAACGAAGTGCTCGCACATTAACTAAAGCAGCAGCAAGAGATGCGATAATTGCTGAAGAAAAAGAAGCACGTGCAAAATTATTTACCAGTAGTGTTTCTGTAGGAGTCTTTAACAGTGCTAGTCGAGGCGGCGGTGGTGGTGGAAGCTACAGTGCTAGTCGAGGCGGCGGTGGTAGCTATAATACGAGTAGATGGTAGATTAAATTATAGCGAAAAAAAGCTGTAAATATTTATAATTAATTTAAGATTTTTTTTTATAATAATAATATATAATGAATAATATAAATTACAAGAGGATTGAGAAATCTGATACAGAAATTATAAACTTTTTTGATAAGCATTTTATGGAATATTCTTTGAATAAAATAAATATGGATTCAAATTATCATCAATTTATTTATGCGTCATATAATGACACTGAATTGATAGGAGCAATTAGATGTTCTATAATGTATAAAGTTATGAATATTGAGCTATTAATAATAGATCCTAGGTTCAGAAAATTAGGGATTGGTAAAAGTCTTTATGAGATGGTCGTAAAGTATGCTAAAGAATTAAATTGTACAATGATAACCGTTGAAACATTTAATTTTCAGGCAGTTGATTATTGGAAGAATAAGGGATTTAAAATGGATTTTGTACGAAATGGATATAATGGAAATTCATTATATTATTTTAGTAAGGATATTTAGATAACATTGAATATTAATATATTATTAAATAATTATATATTGTAATATATACTTATTTAAAGTAATGGAAAATTTGATTACAGAATATTTTAAATTTAATGGAACTACATCTAAAGATCTAAAAATAATAGATGAATTAAATCCGAATAAAATATTAAGAGAGAATATTAGTAAATTTATAGATTCTAATCTTTACAAAGACAAAATAGATGAGAATGTTTATAATAAGAAATTCAATATTGATTATAATATATATGAAAAAATTATAGGAGATAATAAATTTGGCGAATATATTAATAGCACATATTTAAAGATCAAAACAATTGAATTTGTTAATGAACAAA